TAGAGATAAAAGCATTCTCAAAGTTCCGTTGGCAAGTCGGTGGAGTGCTAGTAGTAGCAGCACTTCTCATTGGTGCAGGTAGCAGATTGGCACCATTCTTCTTGACTCCCCCCACACAACCCGTTATAATAGAGAACCAGAAGTAATACTCGAAGCATAATGGATTTGGTGGATTCCAAGTATATTGGACTAGTATCTTCGCGTCTTCAAAAATTTAAGAGAGTTAAGACCGACTTGTATACTTTTCGGTGTCCTCTCTGCGGAGATTCGCAAAAGAATAAAAATAAAACAAGAGGATATATTTACAGAGTAAAGAATAATACAAATTTTAAGTGCCACAATTGTGGTGCAAGTTCATCTTTTAATAATTTCCTCAAAAAGATGGATGCTACATTGCATAAGCAATATACTCTTGAGAAGTTTAAAGATGGTCATACCGGAAAAAACTTTGTTGTGGAAGAACCAAAGTTTGACTTTAAGAAACCTATTTTTAAAAAATCTATTGATCTTCCCAAGGCATCGTCAAATCCTGTTGCGGCAGAGTATCTAAGAAATCGTAAAATAGATCCAAATAAGTTTTATTATGCAGAAAAGTTCATGGAATGGACTAATACTCAGAAAAAAACTTTCGATAGTATTAACAGAGATGAGAGTCGGATTGTAATTCCGATGTATGATAAGGATAAAAATTTGATTGGTTTTCAGGGCAGAGCACTAGGAAAATCATTCACTAAATATATCACCGTGATGTTAGACGAAGGAGCACCAAAGATTTATGGACTTGATACAGTCAATCAAAAACTACCAATCTATGTGGTCGAAGGACCCTTTGACAGCACTTTCATCAACAATAGTTTGGCTTTGTGTGGTAGTGATGGTGACGTTCATTGTCTTGAGGGAAGCATTGTCATTTTTGTTTATGATAATGAACCCCGGAATAGAGAAATTGTCAACCGAATTGGCAAGTGCATATCAGCAGGAAAAAGAGTCGTCATCTGGCCAAACGGAATTATAGAGAAGGATATTAATGACATGATTATTGCTGGACATAATGTCCAAGAAATGATAGAATTAAATACCTATTCTGGTTTAGAAGCAAAAATTAAATTCAACAATTGGAAAAAGATATGAGCAACGGGACTAAAGTTATTAAGAGAAATGGTAAAACCGAAAATCTAGATCTAAATAAATTACATGTAATGGTAGAAGAAGCATGTAAAGATCTTGCTGGTGTTTCTGCATCTCAGGTTGAAATGCAATCTGGTATTCAGTTTTATGATGGTATTACGACTGCAGAAATTCAAGAGATTCTAATTCGATCTGCTTCCGATTTGGTGAGTTTAGACCATCCAAATTATCAATTTGTTGCGGCACGTTTACTTCTGTTTGCACTTCGCAAACAATTGTATGGACGTATGCATGAGACACCAAGTGTAAAGACGCATATTAAAACCTGTGTTGATAAAGGTGTTTATGATCCAGAAATCCTTGATCTATACAGTGATGAAGAGTTTGATAAACTTGAGTCATATATTGATCATAGTCGTGACTATCTGTTTACTTATGCAGGTCTACGTCAAGTCTGTGATAAGTACCTCGTGCAGGATAGAAGTTCTGGAAAGGTATATGAAACTCCACAGTTCATGTACCTTCTAATTGCAGCAACAATTTTTTCTAAGTACCCTACAGAGACTCGTCTGGACTACGTAAAAAAATACTATGACGCAATCTCACGACACAAAATCAACATTCCCACACCTATCATGGCGGGAGTGCGAACTCCACTTCGACAATATGCTAGCTGTGTTCTTGTTGATGTTGATGACTCCCTCGATAGCATCTTTAGTTCTGATATGGCTATCGGCAGATATGTTGCACAAAGGGCGGGCATCGGTATCAACGCAGGCAGAATCCGTGGCATCAACAGTAAGATCCGAGGTGGAGAAGTTAAGCATACAGGTGTTGTCCCATTCCTCAAAAAGTTTGAAGCAACTGTCAGATGCTGCACTCAAAATGGCATCCGAGGTGGATCAGCAACTGTCCACTTCCCAATCTGGCATCAAGAAATCGAAGACATCCTAGTCCTTAAGAACAACAAAGGCACAGAAGATAACCGAGTTCGTAAATTAGACTACAGTATCCAAATTTCTAAACTCTTCTATGAACGTTTCATCCAAAACGGAGAAATCTCACTCTTCTCTCCACACGACGTTCCTGGTCTGTATGATGCTTTTGGCACTGATGGATTTGATGCACTATACAATGATTATGAATCAGATCAGTCTGTTCCAAGAAAAACTATCGGTGCTCAAGAACTCATTATGGACCTCTTGAAAGAGAGGGCAGAAACTGGTAGAATCTATATTATGAACATTGACCACTGCAATTCTCACTCGTCCTTTATGGATAAAGTTGAGATGAGCAACTTGTGCCAAGAGATTACACTTCCAACTAAACCTTTACAGCATATTGATGATACTAGTGGTGAAATTGCTCTTTGCATTCTTAGTGCTATCAATGTTGGTAAACTCCGTGACCTTGAAGATCTTCAGATTCTTTGCGATCTTGCTGTTAGGAGTCTTGATGAACTTATTGATTTTCAACAATATCCCGTCAAAGCAGCAGAAATTGCCACCAAAGCACGTAGATCACTTGGAATCGGTTACATTGGACTTGCACACTACCTTGCCAAAAATGGTTGGGACTATGAAGAACCTCAAGCATGGAAACTCGTTCATGATCTCACAGAAGCATTCCAGTATTATTTGATTAAAGCAACCACTGATCTTGCGAAAGAAAAGGGTGCTTGTGGATATAGTGATCGTACCAAATATGGTCAGGGAATTCTCCCGATTGATACATATAAGAAGGACGTGGATGAGATTGTGCCAAATGAGCTTCACTATGATTGGGAGGGTCTTCGGGCACAAGTACGGCAGTATGGTGTTAGGAACTCAACATTGTCCGCACAAATGCCTTCAGAGAGCAGTTCCGTTGTGTCAAATGCAACCAATGGAATCGAACCACCTAGAGGATTCTTGTCCATTAAAAAATCAAAACAAGGACCTCTTAAGCAGATTGTTCCACAATATAATACACTGAGGAACAATTACACATTGCTCTGGGATATGACTTCGAATAAAGGTTATATCAATATCGTTGCAGTGATGCAAAAGTTCTTTGATCAGGCAATTTCTGGTAATTGGAGTTATAATCCTAAGCATTATCCAAACAATGAGATTCCTGTGTCTGTAATGGCACAAGATCTTTTAACTACATATAAGTACGGTTGGAAAACCAGTTACTATCAAAACACATATGATATTAAAACTGATGAGGTAGATGAAGAATCTACTGAATCACTTGATACTTTGATTAGTCAATTAGAAGCAGCAGAGGAGGAAGACTGTGAGTCTTGTAAGATTTAAAACAAATAAAGAGGAGCGTCCAGTGGTCAATTCTATGACCGTATTTAATTCTGAAGAGGTTGATACTAAAAAGCAACCGATGTTTTTCGGTAAACCCCTTGGAATTCAGAGATATGATTCTTACAAGTATCCAATTTTTGAAAAACTAACTACTCAGCAACTTGGTTATTTTTGGAGACCTGAAGAGGTCTCTCTTCAGAAAGATCGTGGAGATTATCAATCACTACGACCTGAACAAAAGCATATCTTTACTAGTAACCTAAAATATCAGGTTATGCTTGATTCTGTACAAGGAAGAGGTCCCGGTATGGCATTTGCTCCATACTGCTCTCTTCCTGAATTAGAAGCATGTATGAAGGTTTGGGAGTTTATGGAGATGATTCATAGTCGCTCCTACACCTACATTATCAAGAATGTATATTCAAATCCATCAGATGTTTTTGATACTATCCTCAAAGAGGACCGTATTATGGAACGTGCAGTCAGTGTGACACAAGCATATGATGATTTCATTAATCATGCACATCAGTATGATAATGGAAATGATTGGATGCACGCATTAGAGCAAGTTCCCACCGCACTAGAAGGAAGATATGAACTCAAACGCAAACTCTATAGAGCAGTTGCAAATGTTAATATTCTTGAAGGTATTCGCTTTTACGTATCCTTTGCTTGCAGTTTTGCTTTTGGCGAACTCAAGATTATGGAAGGAAGTGCAAAAATCATCTCTCTCATCGCAAGAGATGAAAATCAACACCTAGTTATTACACAAAATATTCTGAAAAATTGGATGAACGGTGATGATCCTGAGATGAAGAAAATTGCTAAGGAAGAAGAACCTTGGTTAGTTCGCACTTTTGAGAATGCTGTAAATCAGGAAAAACTTTGGGCAGAATATTTGTTTAAAGATGGATCTATGATTGGCTTGAATGACAAACTGTTGCAACAGTATGTTGAATGGATTGCTAATCGTAGAATGAAGGCAATCGGACTTAAACCAATCTATGACATACCAGCAAAGAATAACCCACTCCCCTGGACGGAACATTGGATTTCGTCAAAGGGTCTCCAAGTGGCTCCACAAGAAACAGAAGTCGAATCTTACATTGTCGGAGGAATCAAGCAAGACGTTACCAAAGATACCTTTGCAGGATTCTCTCTGTAAAGGTAATTGTAAATGTAATTGTGTAAAAACTGAAGATGCTTTAAAGGCATATAAAGAAGCAGCAAAATCCGATTCCTTTCTCTTCGGAGAATATAATGGATATGAAGCATATGAGGAGGGTCATTGAGACCCTCTTTTTTTATAAATAACCTTATAAAGAGTAATTTAAGAATTAAAATGAAGGCTTTATCGCAATCGGAATATGGGGAACTTAGAAATCTCTATGAAAGCATTTATACTCCTAAAGTAGATCTCTCAGAAGAAATTCTTGATGAAATCTTTGATGAGTTGATTGAAGAACTTATTGAGGAAGGATATGAAGAAGATGAAGCAATTTCTTTAGTTGAAGAAGCAACAGATTCTTATATTGATGAAGCAAAGGTCACTTTCGGAAGCGACACTGCTCCTATGAGAGCGTCTGGTGCCCCTGTAGGCGCTAGAAGAAGATATGGAATGAGGAAGGCGGGAGAGGCACTGCAGAAGGCAGGAAGCACAGCAAAGGGTGCTGTTGATAGTGCTAAGGGTGCTTATAAGACCGCTAAGGCAGTTGGAGGCATTGCTGGTTCAATAGCCAAAGATGAGGCAAAAAGAGCAGGTAGAGCAGCAAAACAGGCAGTTACAAGTGCTCCTGGTAAGGTAATGGCGGCAGTAGAAAAGAAAAAGCAAGAAACCAAGAGAGGTATCAAAGGATTCATTAAGCGCCAGGCACAGAAGGTTGTCAATCGTATGAGTGAAGAGAATATACAAGAAATCTACAAGGGTAGGCACGGTCAGTCAGATAAAGAATATGCTGATTCCCGTTCTCAGGGTGGTAAGATGGTCTCTGGAACTTCTAAGATGAGTGGTGCTGAATATACTCATGGTCGCAGAGTCAAGGCAGCAAACCCTGGTATGCAACCTGATGTAGGTGGTAAGACCAAGCCTAAGTCGCAAGGTAAGATGGATCGTGGCACTCGTGCAGATATTGAGTATCGTAAAGCAAACCTCAAGAAAGAAGAACTGGAAGCAACCGGTCTCTTTACCACAAAAGAGATTGAGGCAATCATGGAAGCAGAAATGAGTGAAGCAATGAGTTCTTATGATCGTAATCGTAAGAGAGCAGCAGAAAGAGCAGCAGCAAGAAATGCCGCCAGAGATGCCGGTAAGACTGGTGTAGTTCCTGGAGTCGGTTATGTAACTCCAAGAAGGGAGAGAGAAACTTATGTTGATTCTGCAGGCATAACCCGTCATAAGTCGGGTGCTAAGATGCCTAAGGACTGATATAAAACTTAAATAATCCACAGCAGGGCTTGACACCCTGCTTTTTTATTGCTAGACTAGGTTTGTCCCGGTTAAAGATAAATAATAGCTCTATAAGATTATATTATGAGCTATGAGAATCCATGGAGATATAATGGCAAAATTTTTGACTCTGATGATATTGGGAACTACTTTGGTTTTGTTTACTATATTACCAATGTATCCACCAACCGTAAATACCTTGGAAGGAAGTACTTTTGGTCGTTCAGAAAACCTCCTGGAAAGAAAAGAAAGGTAAAACAAGAATCAGATTGGAAAAAGTATTATGGTTCTTGTCCAGAGTTGAAAGAAGATATAAAAAAGTATGGTAAAGAGATCTTCAGTAGAGAAATACTAAGTCTTCATGAGACCAAGGGTCTTTGTAATTATGAAGAAACTAAACAGTTATTTTTAAATAATGTCTTATCCGAGGCACTTGACAACGGTAGTCCTGCGTTCTATAATAGTAACATTCTCGGACGCTACATGCGTAAAGACTATGGTAACTTTGGAAGACACTCTGAAGACGACTCATGATTGGGCAGTTGACAGAATGCACACTCTATGCGAAATAGAGAC